TTCTCTATTTAGTTCCTCTTCTCTATTTAGTTCCTCTTCTCTATTTAGTTCCTCTTCTCTATTTAGTTCCTCTTCTCTATTTAGTTCCTCTTCTCTATTTAGTTCCTCTTCTCTATTTAGTTCTTCTGGTTTGTTTAGTTCTTCTGGTTTGTTTAGTTCTTTTGATTGATTTTGATTTTTATCTGATTGATTTTGATTATATGATTCATCTAATTCATCTTGATCATATTGTTCGTATTTTTGTTGATTATTATTAGAATCTAGAGAATCATCTTCTAAGAGAAAATCATCAATAATTGTTTTTTTATTTATTGTTTTAAATGTTTTTAGTTGTGCTACAATCCATTGACATGTAAAATGTTTATCACTGAATTTTAATTTTTCTAGAACTAAAATCGCCATTACCTCATCACCAGCATTAATATAACTATAATCTACGATTGTTCGCGGGTGATTATATATTTTTGGTAAAATAATCCCATTCCCAATTGGTACTTTAACTTTAAATATTGGTGTATTGGTAGTTTCATTAATTGTTATTGGTTTTCGATAAAAATCATCTATTACTTCTTTAGGCATATCTTGACCTTGAAACCATGATTCTCTATTACGATATGATATTTCACAATTATATTCATCAATCTTTGTAAGAAAATTATAAAAAGCTCGATGTTCTAGAGATTGTTCAAATTCAAATTCAATATAACATCGATTCCCTTGCTTAATAATGCCTCCAACTGTTTTTAATTTTGGAGTTTTTATATAAACATGATCAACTTTATTATTACTTACACGATAATAAATTGAACCAGTATAAACAGTTCCATCCTTCTCTGGTTCACAATATTCTAACCTTGTAAAATCAAAATTATTGAAATCTAATAGGGATACTTTTTTATCAGACATATTTATAATATTTTATATTTGAATGTCTTTTTTTGTTTTTTTGTGAAACGCATTAAACAAAAATATCATTAATTATTAAATGAAAAATTCACTTACAAAAAAATTAAAAAGTAGAAAAACAAAAAGTAAGAAAACAAAATTTAGGAAATTATCAAATAATGTAATCAATCAATTGATAGATCAACAAATAATTAATTTTAAAAATCATAAACATAAATGGGATACTAATGAAGAAATTCGTATTAATCATTTATTCAAACATTATATACGTAATAATAATTTATTTATTAATCAAAATAATAAACGTCCATTGGTTAAAAGTCAAAAACAAAAAATTACATTCTATGATAAATTTAATGAAATTTCACAAACACATTTGTTTAATTTATTATCCAAAATGCCTAAAGGGGCAATATTACATTGTCATCTAGAAGCAACGGTATTAATATCTGAATTTATTGAATATTTACATATTAAAAATCCAAAAATATTAAACAATATTTATTATCTAAAGTCTGATAAAAAATCACTAGAAATACATAAAGAATATCTAGATTCATTAAAAAATATAAATTTTGATGATTTATATATAGGTTCTTATATTAGTCCCAATCCATATACATTAGGATATTTTGACCATGGAGAACCACATTCAGGATGGAAATCATTAAAATATGTAAAACCGAATTCGATAGAAATGAAGAATTTAGTAACCGCAAATCAAATGAATCAATATAATCCAGCAAATGGATTTGATATATTAGAAAGATTATTTGACCAATTTTGGACAATTATAAAACATCAAAATTTATTTCCATATTATTTGGATAAAATAGTTGAAAAAATGATTGAAACAAAAGTTTCTCATTGTGATTTTAGATTATATTTAGGTAGTTTACATTCCAAAAAACTAGTCTATGAAAATAACCATTTTAAATATTATCAAGCATATGGATTTGGTAATTATAATCTAGAATTCAATTTGTTAAATAATATTTTAAATAAACATCCTTCGGTATTTTCAGCATCACTTATTCTTTGTAAATTTAGATTCCAATTAACCGAAAATAAATCACAATTTTATTCTATCATTTCAGATATTATACATAATAATAATAATAATAATAATAATAATAATAATAATAATAATAATAATAATAATAATAAGACATCAAAAAACATAATTAAAAGTGTTCAAAAAGTAATAATTGGATTTGATGGATTTTCTCAAGAATTTCACAATAAAAATAATCGTAATAAACGTTTTAATCAATTAATAATTGATGATATAACTAAAATTAAAAATGAATTTGGAATTAATATGTTATATTATCCACATGCCGGAGAAACTGAAGAATCAGAAGGGCTATATAATAAAAATTTAACACATATTCTAGATACATTACCATATCTCAAACGAATCGGTCATGGATTAGCCTTAATCAAATATCCATTATTAGATAATATATATTTAGAAAAACAAATTCATATCGAACTTAACCCCCTAAGTAATCATTTATTAGGATTTATTGATGATATTAGAAATCACCCCGGATTAATATACTTACGTAAAGGTCATCGAATATCAATTAATCCAGATGATCCAGCAATCTTTGGTTATGACTCGGTTAATTATGATTGGTATATGATTTCAATTATGTGGGAAATTACATTAAATGATATTTATAAAATGTGTAGATATTCATTAGAAGATTCCGGATTAATTAATAGGGGAACTGTTGAATATAATAATAAATTTACATATTGGGAAGATGAATTTAATACATGGTTAAATAGTGTAAAAAATGAATTAAACAATTATTGTATTTTACAAAAAACAAATAATTTATGTATTTAATATCATTTTACAATGAACGTAAAATCATATAAAATATAGCACATAACAAAGCAAATATAATTAAGAATATAATTGAAGATGCTAATATATATGGATATAAACGGTCAAATATATAATCAATTGTTGGGTCTAGAATATTAGTTTTTACCATTTGAAAATTATCTTGGTCTTTAAATTCTAGAGCAAATTTGAGTAAAATTTCAGAAATAATTTTACGCCAATTTGTTGTTGATATTTGTTGATAATTCGTTTCCATTATTTTTTAGATAGGTTTTTTTATGAAAGTTTTTTCCCAGAATTATATAAAATAATGGATAAACTAAAATTACAATTATCACAAATACAAAATTATTACCTTGAATTACTTTATCAACGAAAAAATGGTAAAATAACTAATACTCAATTTAATCAAGCTAAAAAATTACTTGTCAATATTGAAACACATATTAAAGAACAAATGAAAAATCAAATAAATAATATTCAAAATAATAACCGAATAAAATTAGATAATTTAGAAAATAATCAAAAATATAAAACACTAGAATACACAAATAAAAAAGATTATGATTTAAAAAAAGAAAAAGAAGAAGAAGAAAAAAAAAGAAAAATCGAAATAATAAATTATTGGAAAAATATTGGTAAAAATGATGAAGAAATTATTAAAAGCCAACATAAATTTATAAATATGATAATAAAATTAGATTACGATTCTAGATTAAAAATTCTAGAAGAACAAACAATTATTAAAGAGTTTGTTGCGGAACATAATTATTCAAAAAAAGTCGTATTATTAGAACATTTCATTGTTAAAAAATATTGTTCAAGTTTTTTTACATTTAATAATGAAGTTAATTCATTAAGGAAATTAATGCGTGTTATATCCCTTCCAGAAATTATAAAATATTCTCATTTTCCTAAATTAATAGCATTTGATATTAATAGATTAATTATTTATATGACTTATTGTGGTGAAATGTTATCACGTTCCAATCTACCAAGTGATTGGAGAGAACAATTTGAAAGAATACGCAAAATTATGGCATTCGCAAATGTAAATTCTAATGATATGTTATTAAGAAATACATGTGTTTTAAACAATCAAATCCATATAATTGATTTTGGATTAGATACAATTTTTGGTAGAAATCTCGAAGAAACAACTAATAAATTTTATCACAGATTATCTGAATTAAAAGGTTCTCATAATAATATATATTATACAAAAAATAAATTATACAAAACATAAAAAATTTACAACTTAATACTACGGCACCAAAAATTTCCCTCGGGTGGAACATAATTACACTCACTCTTTTGATTGTTTGGTTGAAGCCAATCTGGAATCGGAACATTATTTGATTTAAGAATAGTATGAATTGCTTCATATCCGTTTTGAATCGAATCACTTTTAACTAAACATATATGTGATATATCTGTTTTATCCGTAAAAATACAATCACCAAATTTGATATTTGTATCATTATACGCATATGTAGTATAGTTGTGTATTTTTGGATCAAGTAAATTCATCATATAAAATACACCAATATTATTTGATACATCTGTTATTTGATAATTACAATCATCCAACCATGTTGAATATTCATATCCTTGACTTTCACATGATTGTTTGAACATTGATAGAGCATCTGGCAAATTTTTTCCTTTCAGATAAAGATATTCTCTCTCGGTAGAGTTGTTAATAAGAAGATATAAATTTAGATTAGTTTCCCTTGATGAAGTAGTTGTAGTAAGCATTTCCAAAATCAAAAGACCAAAACAACCGGACGAATGAACTAGATGTATTATGTTAAAATATAATAATTCTAAATAACATAATTCAAATTTTTACGAATAATATATAATAAAATGACCAAACATTAAAAAAAGAATTATTTAACTTGTAAATGTCTTATTTGAGACAATCACAGCCTCTTGAACAACTTCTTCGACATTGACATCCCAATATCCATAAAAATCGAGATATTGCTTAGCCAGAATATATGCGTCATATAGATTGACAGCTTTGAGTGTGCTAACAAGCTTATTCTTTATGTAAATCACATAATCCTTCATTTGATGAGAATTACAAAAAGGAGACATAAAGGGAAATGACCAGAAACTACTATAATGACGAGACTGCCCGTGATATGTAATTGTAGAATATGTCACATCATGATAGTTATTCAATTGATAAATCATCATTGAATAATTTGGAACAAATTCTTCATAATTCTTAATCAACAAAACATACTTTTCAAACAACACCCGTGCTTGTTCTGGGTTATCAGCCTTAACAAGTACACAACCTATCGTACCAAAAGAATAGTCTGATAGATTATAACTACTAATATTAAACATATAGGTATCTTGAGTAATCATAATAGAATCAGGCATCTCCAGCTTATACAAATATGAAAAGTCATATCTTCCAATCTTATTTTTTATGATCATATCATAAATAAAGCCAAATTCTCGACATGTATAATCCCAAATCTTAATCTGTTCAGGATAAATAATTTCATCTTGCTTTGTTTGTTCGTTATACTTACAACGTCCAAAATTAAACTTGGAACAAAATTGTCGAACAGCATCTGTTGTTTCCTTGCGAAAAACATCCCATTCATGTTTGGATGTAAGTTCTTCTGTAATCTCAACTTCCAATGATGAAAAACGAAGCAAAACACATTCAACAAGTTGGTTCAGAATTCCCAAATTTTCGGAATATTGTTTCCAATATGATTGAATTTTGCGAGATGGCTTGTTTGAAAGCTCTTCACCATGAACCTCATCATCAAGAATCTTTTGAAACTCATTGAGACTCTTTTGAATCATTTGACCATCTTGGACATCTTGGACACCTTGACCTTGGACATCTTGGACACCCTCAATAACTTCACAATCAGATCCTTGACGTTTCAAGAGTAGAACAATATGTCCGCCATCAGGATTCTCCATGTTAGCAAGAAACAAAAGTTTTAATAACTAAAATTAATATATATTAATATGGAATATCTACAATCAATTTTTTATCAAAAAAATTAATCTAAAATGACCAATTTAATAATTTCAATAAAAATATAGTAATATAATAACTAATGATTTCGAATAATAATGAATTTAATATTTATAAACCAACTGAAATTAAGGAAATAATGGAACTCAAAAATCAAGCAACTAAGAAAGGATATGATTTGCTAAAATTTATTGATGAATATAATAAAAAATTATCTAAAGATAAATATTTACAAATTGCTACATCTGAAAGTTTAACATGTGGTTTAATTATGTCTACTTTAGTTGATATTCCATATTTAGGATATATTAAATATGGTGGGTTTGGTGTATATGATACTGATGCTAAAAGAGTATTCAATAATGTCAGTGTTGATAATGTTTATACACATAAATGTGCCTATCAAATGGCGGTTGGTGTATTGAAAAATTCAAATGCTACGATCGCAATTGCGGTTACGGGAAACGCAATGCCGTTAAATGAACATGTGAAAATGTTAGGAGAAGTTTTCATTGGAATTGCTGGTTATAATAGTGATGGAAATATTATATACATTACTAAAGCAATTAATATGTGTGATAATTTACAAAATAACACATCAATTAAAAAAACATGTAAAAAATGGTATAGGAAAATTGTTGATTCAGGTAAAAAAGAATATAATCCACGTTCTGAAACAGCCAATGTTAGTCAAAAAATTAGATATATGACAGTTTTAACAGCATTTGATTTATGTATTGAATTTATTACAAAATTTAATCCACAAGTTCCAGATATAATAATTGAACGAAAAAAAATAAATAATCAAATGATAAATAATATACACAATAATATCCCATCAAATAAATATGAATTTAATAAAAGTGAAATATGTAAAAATAATGAATTTGGAAAAAATAAATCTAATAAAACATATTGTTATATTACACAAAGTGATTCACGAATTTCAACTAAAGAATTTATAAATAATAACAAAAACAACAATAATAAAAAATAATAATAAAATATAAATAATAATTATATGACAATTCCAAATAATCAAGCTATAACCCCTAAATTTAAAGAAGCCGTTCAAGCATGGATAGCTAAAGATAAACAATATTTAGAATATCAAAATAAAGCAAATCAAGCATTGGAAGAACGTGATAAAATTGCTTCATTTTTAATCCCGTATATCTGTCAAAATGGATTTCAGGGAATGGGACTTAATTTAAATGGTAATCGAATATCATATAAGGAAAAAATTAGATATGATAATAATACATATGGATTAATATCAGAGTGTATAAAAAATTATTTTCAAAAAGATGAAGAGGAGGCACAGAAATTTATAACTTATATGAAAACACAAAAGGGAAAATATACTGTTCCATATCTAGTTAGAAATGAATCTAAAAAATAATTAAATGACACAATAAAATGTAAAAATTATATCACCTGATGCTCTCCGATCTCCCTCATATTTATTAATAATCGAACAGTGAATTTTATTGTATGGATGATTTATTAAATCAGATTTAATGATACTATTGAAAATATTATAAGTTTTAACATAACTGTTAATATTATAATAAGTGTAAAAATCTTCAATAAAACTTTTAAAATTATCATCTTGATTTACAAAAATTTTAATCCATTTTTTTATAAAATTTAATGCTTGTTTTTTCTCTTGATTTATTTCAATAGAATTAAACCATACACACTCTTGAATTGATTCATCATATTTATATAATTGAAATCTAATATCAGTAGTTATAAAATTTTTGTAATAGTTTGATCCACATATATTGTAATTGTTATTATTATTCATACACATACCTGAACTTCCAATATTAATATTGATATTTTTATAAAGATCACTTGGTTTAATTAGGATTGTTTGAATTCTACTTACCGGATCATATTTTTTTAACATATCTGGAGAAAAGATAATATTAAATTCTCTAGAAAATTCAGAAATATTAAAATTAAATAAATTTGAAAATACATCATCAATCATATCATGACATTTATGATATATTTTCTTTTCACATAAAACAACTAAATCTGTTATATTATAATAATCCGCTTCAGTTATAATATCACGAATTATTGAATCAGAAAGACCATCTAGATTTAATGTTTTATCTCTCAAAAATTTAATAATATATTTGAATATTTCTCCATCTCTATCGATAAAAGAATATCCATCTGAATCAATATTTAATTTATGCCTACCTGAAAACATATTCGATAACATTGATTCTGGATATGATAACAATGTATTTAGAGTAGTTTTATATCGTGTTCCCCCAACATCCAATTTGATAATATTATCTTCTGATAAACTCATTTTAAATAATATCTAGAATTAATGATATCTAGAATCAATTTTTTATTAAAAATAATCTCAATAAAAAGTAATAATAAAAATGAAATCATCTAGACATAAATCAAGCAAACATAATTTAACTAAAAAAAAATTAACATCATTACAAAGTGGTGGAAGAATAACAATTGGAAAACATCATTTTAATCAAGGAACACCGACTATTAAAAATTTGGTAGGTGGAAAAAGTAAATATAGAAAATCATACCGAAAATTAAAGGGAGGTTTTGTTCGTGATAATATTGTTATGACATCTAGAGACATAAATATGAGATAATTATTTATGATCTATGACTAGACCAATGATCCTGATTAAACGGAACAATAGTAATATTATCTTTTTCTTTTTTATAAGCTTCAATTTTATTTTGTAATTCAGCATCATATTCACTTTGAACGGTTCTCTTGATTCTTTCTCTTGGTTTAGGTGTTGGTTTAGTTCCATAACAATTTACCCCAAATCTAATATTTTTATTATCAAAATATCCACCATTAAGCCCGGGTTTCCCACAAAGATTTCTCTTTTCAGGAGGATTGCGTTGTAATTTTAACCATGTATTTTTTTGTGTTGGATAAAGAGCAAGTTGACCCTCAACCCATCCATAATTACACCAATCAGCACCTTTTTTATATGCTTCAATCATTTGGTCATATGTGGCTAATTTTGAACCATGAGCGAGACAAACAGCTTCCGCATCATCATATGTATAAACATTTTCACTGATATTATAGACTTCTGGAGCACATTGTTCTGGTTTCTTTGTTTGTTCTGTTGACACTGTTTTAGTTGTAGTTTCTGTTTTATTTGAAACTTGATTTCTTGGATTTAATCTTTCTGGTGATAATGGATCGGGTGAAGTAGCAAAAGTAGCATTTCGAAGATACTTATTTTCATCAAAACGAACAGCATACATATAATATACAAAAATAAGTGTTGTTAATCCAAGTAATGATGCGAGGACAACAAATAAAATTTTTGGAGCATTTCCTAACATTCTGGAATTATTTGTCTTATTATTATTTGTTTAGAAAATACTTTTTCTAAAACAGTTTTTAGTGAATTTCATTCTAGAATTATGTTTTTCAAATTACATTGAATTATATTCTAGATGTTTATTTTTATTAAATTATTGTATTAAACATTTTTGATGTTATATATGTCTAGAATTAATATTACTTACTGTTGTTTAATTTAATTTTTTGAAAAAGTATTTTATTGTATTATTGAATTGTATTTTGTGAGTATAATTTTATTAAATTGTATTTTGTGGGTATAATTTTATTAAATTGTATTTTGTGAGTATAATTTTATTAAATTGTATTT